GGCAGGGTGGAAATGACACCCTGCTAAAAAATAAGGAGAAGATATGGAAAAGATTAAAGTGAAAGTTGATTGGTGTGATAAAAATTTCGGTGCGGTTACTGAAGATGATGTTTTGTGCGGTGTAGTTATCGCTACTTCTAAAAGCTATGATGGACTTATGCAGGAACTTTCTGATGCTGTTTGTGAGCATGTAGAGGGACTGTTGCAGGATGGTGAAACTGTACCGGAATGGCTGGTTAATGGGGATTATGAGTTTGATGTAGAGTTGGGAGTTGCTGCATTGCTTCGTAAATGTGAGCAATTTACATCCTTGGCAGCCATAGCTCGTGTATCAGGTATTAATCAACAACAACTTTCTCATTACGCCAACGGGTTGCGTGTGCCACGTATCGAACAAAGAAAGCGTATTGTTGACGGGCTTCATCGTATAGGAAAGGAATTAATGGAAGTTGTGTAGTTATTGTTTGACAGACGTATTATGCAACGTTCTTTAAGGCTTCCACGGGTTGGAAGCCTTTTTTTATGTCCTATCCTATCTTATCTCCACACCTTATCTTTGTGTGAAAAAAGATATGATACGTTTTCTTACAAAATTCGTTGGTACCTACGGGTACGATTCACTGAAGGAGTTTTTCCTTTCGATAGCTCCGAGCTTCAAATACAACCTACAGCTTCCGGTTATTTCTTTCAGTGCCGTTACTGCGATAGTCAGCGAGTCTATAGGCATCACTCCTGTTCTGGCAATGGCCATGTTGGTAGCGATTGTTTCCGAGATGTGGACGGGCATCCGGGCAAGCAAAGTTCAGGGCATAGGTTTTGAATCTTTCCGCTTCTCCCGGTGCATCATCAAGTTGTGCATCTGGCTGGCCATCATTTACATTATCCATTCTTTCTATTTGGAAAGCAAGGTTATGGCGGAAGGTGACGTTGTCATGCTGCTGGCTACCGTATTCTTTTCCATCGCCAAAGTGTTTGTCATGACCTGGTTCTGCGTGGAGCATGTGACCAGCATATTGGAAAACCTTGCCGTTATTGACGGAAAACCGAAGGATACTCTAATTAAACAGGTAGAAATATTATGGGTGACTGTTACGGACAAATTCAAAAGGAAAGTTGATGGGACGGAACGCTAAGTGCATATTCCTATGTGCGGTTATCGCACTTCTTGCCGGCTGGACGGGACATTGGTTCGGTTCCCGCTCCCGGAGTATTGTCCGTGTTCCGGAAACGGTTGTCCGCCATGATACGATACGTTTCGCGGTGTCTGAACCGAAAGTAATTGTCAGGGAAATACCTGCTGATGTAGATACAACGGCTATATTGGCAGACTATTTTGCGGAGAGGTATTATTCGGATACAATCATAGAACGGCCATACCTGCGGGTGGAACTGGCGGATGTAATATCACATAACGCCTTGCTTAATCGGACAGTGGTAGTGGATTACAAGCAGCCGGTCATTCACAACAATGCCTTGACGGCAGGTATCCTGCTGGGACGCCACAGTTATATATTTCAGGTCGGGTACCGCCGTAAATCCTGGGAGCTCAGGGCTGGATATGACTGGTATAACAGGACTGCAGTGGTAGGCATATCTAAAGACATAAAGAGATGGTGATACAGGGATTTGATAACGGGAAGGTCTACTTTTCCGGTAATCTGAAAAATGTAGCCATTACCGGGGTGAATGAATATGTAGATATTGACCTGAATGTTGCAGGCACTGATGTAATGAGCCATGAAAGGTTCTACCCCGTAGCCGGCAAGGTCCTTCTGGCTGATTTTGGCAAGTTGATAGACTGTTATTTCGAATCCGCAGACTTTTCAACGCCGGGTGATGTTTATACAGGCAACGCACGGAATGTCCGTATCTACTGTCGGGATAAAGGCACAACGGCTGAAAGCAGTACTACAGTCTGGTATTCCAAAAATAGGGTCTCAACCGTCTCGCCTGAACCCGGTATGATTTATAGCTGGTATAAAAGTATAAATACCGCTATAGGTCGGGAAGAATACGTGCCGTTCTTTGCAGATGCCGCCACGACATTGCATATCGGTGTGGCGCATGTCCGTAACGGAGTGGAGAAATATACCCGAAAATCCGTTACGCTGGGTGGACGGACCGGCATGCTTGCTTTTCGGGTGTCTCCGGCGAAGATTGCATCGCTTTCCGGGGTTTCTGCCGATGCCATACTCTATTATGACGTGACTGTTACAGCTGGTACCGGCAGTACAGACCGAATCAGGTACTACATGGACAAGCATTATTACCGGAATACAAGCAATTTTATCTACCTCAACAGCTTCGGATTACCGGAGACTATTGCTTTTACCGGACTTGTGGAGTATAATCCCGAACTGAATGGTGAAATCGTGTCGCTCATGCAGGAGGATATGAGGATGGACCCCGAACTGTCGGATGTCAGAACAGTAAACAGCGGTTATCTCAGTATTGCCAAGTATAAAGCTCTGACAGATATGGTAACGTCCGCCGATATCCGTGTATATGATACTGCCGGGCAGAGAAAAATAGTGGTTACAGACGTGGATCTGCTGCACAGGCAGAGCGGAAGCGAGAAGTTCAGCGTTACTGTGACATATCGTCCTGCGGAACGCGGTTACATGGAATTTGAACGGATACGCAATGATAGGATAGGTATTTTTGACCGGACATTCGACTATACATTTAACTGATTCAATATGGAAACAATACGTAGAAATCTGGCTCTGGCTGACATGGATATCCGCACGGACGAACGCGGGCGCCGGCGCATCTTTTCAATTAAGTTCGTCAGCAAGGAAGGCAGGGTGTATTTTATTCCCCAGGCATACGCATGTGGTGCCGGACGCATGAACATGAAGGAGTACCAACTCCGGGGCGTACAACCCTGTGATTGCAAAGGTAATCCCGAAGGACATCCGTATCCGGTGGATATTGACCTGATACTGGAATATAACAAAATGAAAATCGTATTCTGATGAATATACTGTTTAATTCAAGCGGCATTCCCCTGCTGATGCAATCCACGTATATATTCGGTGAGACGACGGGAACACCACAGAAGGAGATGAAAGAACGTGCCAGGATTCTGGCGCCGTATGACCAGTCGAACGCCAGTTATATAGACATCGACGGGGTGAAAGTACGTCCCTGGGGAGATGGAAACGATTTCCCGCAGAAGGCGGCTGAAGAAATCGGGAATACCAGCGTGCTCAACACCGGGCTGAAATTTCTCCGTAACCTGACACTCGGACAGGGTATCTATCCTTGCAGGGTGGACGGTTACGACGACGATGGCAATGAGCTGCTGAAGTCCGTTGAGGACAGCCGGGTACAGGCTTTTATCGCTTCCCGGAATGTAAGGCGCTACATGGAAAAGGTACTTCGTGATTATCTGAAATTCGGTAACGGAGCCGTCCAGTTCGTACCCTCGGCAGCTGCCAACTCTTTTGCCGGCATCAATCCGGTCAATGCACTTTACCGCCGCTATTCCGAGATGGACGGATACGGCGCCTGCAAGTGCATCGTTTCCGGATATTGGCCACAGCGTCCGGACAAGGGGCAATACACCAGGCTGGATGTATTGTCCGAATATGACCCACAAATGCACGCCGAGGTACTGAAGTTTGCCGGAAAGATGAAGGATGGTTTCATTATGCCGGTGCGTGACAGTTGGAGCAATGATGACCTTTACGGTATGCCTGTCTGGTGGCCCGCCTACGTTTGTGGATGGGTGGAGATAGCCCATCTTATCCCCCATTTCCTCAAGAAAGCCTATAAGAACCAGATTACCTGGAAATGGCATGTGCAGATACCGTATTCCTATTGGGAGAAAAAATATCCGTCCAAGGACTATTCAGCCAAGGAACGTGAGGCGGCCATACAGAAGTACATGGACTCTGTGGAGCAGAACCTTTGCGGCCCAGATAATGCGGAAAAGCCCATCTTTTCACATTATGCCGTAAATGAAATGAACGGCAGGATTGAGGAAGAATGGAAAATCAAGCCGCTGGAGAATAAATACCAGGGCGGTGACAATCTGCCGGTATCGGCAGCCGCCAACTCGGAAATCCTGTTCGCCCTGATGGTCAATCCCAATGTGCTCGGTGCCGGTATGCCTGGTGGTACATACGCAGGCAACCAGGGTGGTTCCAATATTCGCGAGGCATTTCTCGTGAATATAGCCAATGCGTGGATTGACCGGCAGAATATCCTGGACCCAATAGAACTCTACATAAAGATAAACGGTATGCCGGAATGCGAGTTGCGCTTCCGTAATACAGTCCTGGTAACCCTTGATACCGGCAGCGGTACCAAAAAAACATTGAGCTAATGATATTCAGTGCAGAAAAATGGAACAACGGCAAGGAGCTGAAAGCGGTGATGAAGGTGAACACCGCCATCTCCTTTGACATGATGGAAGCACCTCTTCGGAATGCTTTCCGGCAATACCTTGTACCGCTATTGGGCGATGCGATGGCGGGTGAAGTGGTTGAGATATACAGATTCGGTCCGAATCCGGATGTACTGGAACAGAATACTGAAGGGGCAACCGAACGAGAGAAGCTGGACAGTTGCCTGTTGGAGATTTGCAAGCGGGCAAACGCGAACCTGGCGTTCTGGAATGACTTTGATGAAATCAGCATGCGTATCACCGATGCTGGCTTCCAGCGACAGAAGTCTGACAACAACGAGTCATTCCAGCAGGTGTATAAGTATCAGGAAGATAACCTGCGGACATCGTTACGGAACAAAGGATTCAATGCGCTTGACGAACTGCTTGAGTTCCTGTATGCCCATATAGCGGAATATCCGGAGTTCGCGACCTCGCAGGCTTATCAGGACCGTAAATCCGCCATCGTTCGCAGTACCGCGGATGTCAATGATGTCTGTTTTATCAATGGTAGCCGGATTATCTTCCTGCGTTTGCAACCGCATCTGAAGTTTGTCGAGGAAATGCTGCTTCAGCCGGCTATCGGTGACAAACTGTATGAACATCTGATTGATGGGTTGGTCAATCAATCTGAAGATGAAGGGCGGCGGAAAGATGTGGAACGTCTGCGCCTGGCCTGTTCCCGCTACATTGTTGCGATGGCGGTCAGACGTCTGTTGATGGAAACGGGTAGCATAACGGACCGGGGATTGTACTTCACTACGGTACAGCCAGGTGAAAAAGGAAATGAGGAAAGGAAACCTGTCGATACGGAACGAATATCCGTACAGATTCAGAACCTGAAGGCGGATGCGGATATGTATATGACGGCTCTGCTAAGGACGGCACGCAGTTATTTCTCAGAGCTGTATGTCGGTGACCCCAGGAGGATATTCGACCGGAACAATGACCATAAACATACATTCTGGACATGAAAGAGCTTCGCATTGAATACAGCAGCTTCGGCATCCGGCGTGAAGTGACATGCCCGGTACCGGAGAAATGGGAAGAACTGACACCGGAACAGTTCCTGCTTGTGTCGCGGCTGTATCTTCAGGAAATGGATGAATCATCATTCCTGAAGAAGTTCTATTCCCTGCCGTCCGGAGCCGGTTCCGACAATTATTACAGGTATAAGTTGGGCGAGCTTGTGGAGTTCATCAGTGACTGTCGTGTCCGGATGGACCGCTTCATACTTTCCGATGTAGCGGGACTCAAGGCGCCGGGTGAACGTTTGAAAGGAATGTGTTTTGAACATTTCATGCACGTGGACACGGCTTTCAACCGATATGCCCGTGACGGCAAGGATTCCTCACTGGATGCTTTCGTGTCAATGTTATATCTGAAGGACAACGAGTATATTGTCCTACCGTCAGGAGGAAAAAACGGCTTATTTAGCCGTCAGAAACCCCTGATATTGCAAAAACGGGTAATGAAGGTGGCAAAGATTGACAAACATGTCAAATACGCTATATTCCTGAATTATGTTTTTATCAAGAGGTGGCTCTCGAAGGCTTTTCCTTTCCTGTTTCCGCTGGATGACGAACGGGAACAGAAGGATGGGCAAAAGAAGCCGACTGCACCGTCGGTCAATTGGCTCGACATATTCGATGCCTTTGTCGGTGACGATGTGGCGATCATGGAGAAATACCAGGCAATGCCGGTGGCAACCGCATTCCGCCTGCTTAATAAAAGAATACGTGATGCTCAAAAACAGAACAAATGACATTTTCAGAGTACATAGAGAATTTGGCCGAAAGGCATGTTGATATCCGGCACAAGGAGAACGATGAGGTACACTTCCTCTCATCCGAAAGGGAGAAGCATACGGCATTGGACAGTGTGCTCCATTATCCGGCGGTGATTCTGGACCGTGGTTCCGGATTCGGTTACGGCGGTGGTCCGGGAGCTTATAGAAAAGACCGGAATTACCTGTTGTTTGTAGTGGAACATGTATCAGACACTTCTGATTATGTTCAGATAGAAACGGTTCTTGAAAGGTGTGAACGTATTCTTGACGAGATACTCAACCAAATACTTGAAGACAAACGGAAGAACCGCCAATGGTTTGCTTTCTCACTTGAAGAGGTGGAAGCGGATTATGTTGTGAACTCCGATAACCAGCTCTACGGAGTCATTGCGGCAATACCGTTG